AAATTGGCAGAATCTCTTGATGCAATCCTTCCAGCATATGGCGTATCATATTTTCAAATTGATGTTCACAACAATAGTGGTGGACCAATAGGTGCTGGAGTACCAGTTTATGCAACAAATGGCAAAGTAAATAACAAAGTTACAATAGCAAAAGCAGTTCCATCAACAACATCTCCAATACTTGGTTTGTTGAAAAATCTTAAAAATAATGGAGAGGATGGAGTTGTTGTTGTTGCTGGAGTGATGGAGGGGCTAAACACTTCTAGTTTTCTTGCAGGACAAACATTATATGTTGGTCCATCTGGAGGTTTAACAAATGTTAGACCAGAAGGAGGCTCTGCAGCAGTTGGAATTTGTGCAGTTGCAGATAATGTTAATGGAATAGTTATAGTAGAGGCAAAAGGAAACGGTACCTGGGGAGCACTCAGAGACGGTTTGTCGTGATATAATAAACAAATGGCAACTTTAAGAGGATCTCAATCACTATACGATATTGGTAATAAACCACCTACAGTTATTTGGACTGTTGTTCGTGGAGATACTTCTGGTTTTAAGGTTTATGTAACAGATGATGCTAAAGAGCCTTTGATTCTAAAGGGTGAAGGATCTGAATGGGATATTGCTATGAAGATTAAAAGACCCAACAATACTTCTGATCTTGGAGTAATTACAGATGATGCAACAGTTGTTATGTCTTTATATCCCGTCGCAGATGAAGATGATCTTGTCGGAGAGTTTACAGTTTGGCTTACAGCAGAAGAATCAGTGCAACTTGAAACAGGAGACATCTTTGATATTCAGGTATCAGACCCAACAAGAGTTTGGACAGTTGCTCAGGGCAGCATGAGAATTCTTGAAGATGTAACAGACTAATGGCAACAGCAGTAATCCTTGATGACCTGCAAAACAAAACAGAACGAATCTTTCCAATAGATTATGCAGTAGTACAAGTAGAAGACTTTACAAGAAAAACAGTTATAACTGAGGTTTTACCCTTTAGAGTTAAGTTCACAGCGATTCAAATTCAGGCTATTGGTTTGGGAAATACCCCAGCAATTCCTTTGCAGGTTATTGGTTATAGCAACTATATTCTCTAATTATCTTATTTAAATGGGTGATATAATTACGGCATGGCTAAAGTATCAATTCCATCAGTTAAAAGTCTATTCCAAACTGGAGATAGACCTACTCAAGAAAACTATGTTGACCTAATCGATACCCTTTCTGCTCAGGCAACTGAGTTGGGCTCAGCAGGTAACAATGAAAACACAATCACTGGTATTGAGAACGTAACTGTTATTGATAACTTTGATGCTACAGTTTGGCGTATGGTGAAGTATATTATTTCAATATCAAAGACTTCAGCAGGTGACAATAAGTTCTACGCAACTGAAATGACAATTCTTGTTGACGGTACAAATGTATCTGTTAGCGAGTATGGAACAATCGACAATGATGGGAATATTGGCACCATTAATGTCTCTCGCACTGGAAATACCGTGGCTATTACAGTCACTCCAGACCCTGCGATCAGGCCAGTCACAGTACGATATGCTCGTATTGGACTTAAGGCATAACTAAGGAGATATAAAAATGGCAACAAATAATAAAGACTTTAAAGTAAAGTATGGTCTTGTCGTTGAAGGTGCAAATGCAACCGTAAACGGAGAACAAGTTCTTACAGAAAATGCATCAGATCAATATATTTTAAATTTAATTGGTGGAGAAACACTAGTCAAGTCCGTATCAAACGAATTTGATGTTTCAGCAGGTGGAGAACTATCACTTGATCGTGCAGTAGTAGATGCTTACTACGATGCAGCAGGTTCAGCAGGCATAGTTGCTGGAAACCTTACAACACACGAAACAGCAACAACTGCTATCCATGGTGTAACTGGTAATGTTGTTGGAACATCTGATACACAGTCACTTTCAAATAAGACAATTTCTTATACAGATAACACAATCACAGTTCAGGTTGCAAATGTTTCAGATCTAACAGCATCTGCAGCAGAACTTAACACCCTTGATGGAATTACTGCAAGCACAGCAGAACTTAACCTTCTTGATGGCGTAACAGCAACAACAGCAGAATTAAACATTCTTGATGGTGTAACTGCTACTGCATCAGAGATTAATCTTCTTGACGGAGTAACTGCAACAACTGCAGAACTCAATCTTCTTGCTGGAGTAACTGCAACAACTGCAGAGTTGAACTATGTAGACGGAGTAACATCTGGTATTCAGGGTCAACTTGATGACAAGGCACCACTTGCATCTCCATCACTAACTGGAACTCCGTTGGCTCCAACAGCAACACCAGGAACAAATAATACTCAAATTGCAACAACAGCATACGCTGATGCAGCAGTAGCAGCAATTGTAGACGGTGCACCAGCACTTCTTAATACTCTTAATGAGTTAGCAGCAGCAATTAACGATGATGAAAACTTCGCTTCAACACTTACTACATTAGCAGGAGAAAAGGTAGCCAAGTCTGGAGATACAATGACTGGGCTTCTTGTCCTTTCAGCAGATCCATCAGCAGAACTTGGAGCAGCAACAAAGCAGTATGTTGACCAAGCAGAAGCAGATGCAATTTCAGCAGCAGAGGCTTACACAAACACTCGTGAAGGAGCAATTACAACTGCTTACGAGTCATACGCTGACACAGCAGAGCAAGATGCCAAGGACTACGCAGATGGCTTGATCAATGATGCTTCAAATGCTTCAGATGAAGTTTGGTCAGCATATAAGACAAGCACAGAAATTGGTCTTGCACAACAAGCAGGAATTGATGCAGCAAACAACCTTACAACAGATGATGTTGAAGAAGGAACAGCACAGTACTTCACAGATGTTCGTGCTAAGATTTCAGCAGCCTCACTTTTGACTGGTGCATTAAAGACAAACATTGCTATTACAGGTGATGAGAATGGTCTTACAATCACAGCAGAAAACGGTGTAGCAGATTCAGATACTGACGATCTTGATGAAGGTACAACAAACCTTTACTTCCAGGATTCTCGTGCAGTAGCAGCCCTTGAAGCAGTTGTTCCAAACTTCACAGCAGTTGAGATTAACTCAGTTGCTAAGCAGGTAGCAGCAACAACTTCAGTAGCAACAGCAAGCCAAGTAACAGCATACGAGTTCCTTGGAACAGAGTATCGCTCAGCAAAGTTCTTGGTAAAGACAGCACAAGGTTCACACACAGATGTTGCAGAAGTTCTCCTAACCATGGATTCTTCAAACAATATCTCAATCACAGAATATGCAATGGTTGGAACTAACGGTTCCCTAATGACAATAACAGCAGATTATGTTGAAGTTGGCACCACTGTAAGACTTCGTGTAACAACAGCCAACAACACTTCAGTAGTTACTGTTGTTGGAACATTGCTTGCGTAATAAAAAATAAAAATAGTTGGAAGAAGGAGTAGTAAATGACAACAGTCGACAAAGACTTCAAGGTCAAGAATGGGTTAGTCGTAACAAACGGCGGTACATTCGGAGATGCAGTAACAGTAGGAGCACCAACTCTTGCTGTACATGCAGCAACTAAGGAGTATGTCGATAACCGATCAATGGCTGTTGGCTCAACTGCTCCTTCTTCACCAACTAACGGAACAATGTGGTTAGACACTATAACAAATAGAGTCAACTTCTATTATGAAGGTTCTTGGTATACCCAAGCAACTATTGATGATACGAACAACTTACCACAGCACATTCACGATACCGCAATTGATGGAACTGGTTTCATAGTATCTCAGTTCTATGAAGGTGGATCATTCAACAGCCCATTGGGTGTAGGTTTGGATGCTGGAGGACCAGGTACAGAAACTTGGACTGTAGTATTCGATGGCGGTAGTGTAGTAGATAACTTCAATTAAAAACTGATGTTATAATAAGATAAGTTAATGGGCAGCCCCCATAAGGAGAAATAAAAATATGGCAACAAGAATGCAACAGCGCAGAGGAACTGCAGCACAATGGACGGCTGCAAACCCAGTTTTAGCAGCAGGTGAAATCGGATTTGAAACCGACACAAACAAATTTAAGATTGGTAATGGAGCAACCGCATGGTCGGCACTTGATTACTTTGCTAACTCATCAGCACTAACAGCGCTCCTTAATGGAGCACCTGGCACACTAGATACTCTTAATGAACTAGCAGCAGCAATTAACGATGATCCAAACTTCTTCTCAAGCGTTGCAGACCAGATTGCAGATGCAATCGCTGGCGCTGAAGTAGATCAGGCAGCCCTTGCTGGCGCAGGAATCGACTGGAATGCTGGAACTAACGCATTTGATATAGATTCAACAGTTGCCACAAAGACATATGCAGATAACGCTGTAACTGTCCACAACCAGGATTCAACTGGTGTTCATGGAATTACTGACACAGCAGCCCTTGTAACATTGTCAGGTACACAGCAATTAGCAAACAAGACATTGATGAGCCCACTTATCAATACTCCTTCAGGCTTAACAAAAACAGATGTTGGCCTTGCAAACGTAGATAACACTTCAGATGCCAACAAGCCAGTCTCAAGCGCCGTACAGACAGCCCTTGACCTAAAGGCACCAATTGCTGACCCAACATTTACTGGTACAGTATCTGGCATTACAAAGGCTATGGTAGGACTTGGACAGGTAGATAACATCTCAGATGTAAATAAGCCAATTTCAACTCTTGCACAGGCAGCACTTGATGCAAAGGCTCCACTAGCAAACCCTGAATTTACAGGTGTTGTATATGGTATTACAAAGGCAATGGTTGGATTAGATCAGGCAAACAATACAGCAGATCTAGACAAGCCAGTATCAAATGCTACACAGGTAGCACTAGATAACAAACTTGCACTATCTGGAGGAACTCTTGTTGGATATTTGACAACACACGCAAATCCAACAGACTCTATGCATGTAGCAAATAAGAGATATGTAGATGCTATTGCAGAAGGACTTCACATTCACGCAGCAGTAGTCGCAGCAACAACTGCAAATGTCACACTTGCCTCAGCAGTAGATAATGGTAAGACACTTGATGGTGTTACATTGGCAACTGGAAATCGTATTTTAGTTAAGAACCAAACAACTGAATCAGAAAATGGTATTTACATCGTAAGTGCTTCTGGTGCACCAACTAGAGCAGCCGACTTTAACTCTGCAGCAGAAATTCATGGTGGAGACTTTGTTTTCGTAACAGGTGGAACTCAGTACAATAACACTGGCTGGGTACAAACAGAAACTGTAACAACAGTTGGTACAGATGCTATAGGATTCACACAGTTCTCAGGCGCAGGTACATACTTAGCAGGAAATGGTTTGTCTCTAACTGGATCAACATTCTCTGCTGATTTAACAGTTCTTGCACCAAAGGATAGTCCAGCATTTACAGGAACAGTCACAGGTGTTACAAAAGCAATGGTTGGACTACAGAATGCTGACAATACATCTGATGCAGCAAAGCCAGTTTCAACTGCTACTCAAACAGCACTTGACCTAAAGGCTAACCTAAATGCACCAACATTTACTGGCACTGTTGCTGGTATTTCAAAGAGCATGGTTGGCTTGGGCAATGTTGATAACACAACAGATGCAGGAAAGCCAGTTTCAACTGCTACTCAAACAGCACTTGACCTAAAGGCTCCAATTGCAAACCCAACATTTACTGGAACAGTAACAGTCGGTGCTCCTGGAGTAGCATTTTCAGACGGTACACAGACAAAGGAAGGCGTTCCATCTAGAACAACAATTATACAAAGAACAGACTCTTACACACTGGCTTCACTGACAGAAAGAGATTCTTTGATAGAAATAAATAAGGCAACAGCATCAACCTTGACTATTCCAACTAATGCAACAGTTGCATGGCCAATTGGAACATCAATTGATATCCTTCAGACTGGAGCAGGACAGGTTACAATTGCTGGAGCAGCAGGAGTAACTGTAAATGCAACACCAGGATTAAAACTACGCACACAGTGGTCATCAGCAACGCTTTTGAAGCGAGGAACTGATTCATGGGTAGTCGTAGGCGATCTAACAGCATAAAAAATAAATAAGTAAATTGGAGAAATATAAATGGCAAAGAAAGAATTAGGATCGAAGTCTTTACAACAAAACGACTTCCTAGAACCAAAGGCACCAGTTAGCGTTGTAGCGACAGATGTTGGAACAAATAGAGCGTTCTCAAGCGCAGCAGCATCTGTTTCATTTTCTTTGCCAGGAGACTCTCCAGCAGCGACATCATATACAGTAACTTCTTCACCAGGAGGGTTTACTGGTACAGGCTCAGGATCACCTATAACAGTTGCAGGATTGAGTCCTGCCACATCTTATACATTTACAGTAAGAGCAACTAATGCTTCAGGAACTTCTCCTGCATCATCAGCATCATCTGCAATTACAGTAACAACTGTTCCAAATGCTGTATCTGTTATTTCAGCAGCAACTGCTGTTAACCAAGATACAGTTTCATGGACCGCACCAGCAACAGGCGGAAAGGCAATCATTGATTATGCTTGGTCATCGTCTGATGGAAAGTCTGGAACAACAGCATCAACATCCGTGAATGTTGTACAAGAAGGAGGCACCGCTCAGACATATACTGTTACAGCAAGAAATGCAAACGGCTCTTCTCTTGTATCTGCACCATCAAACAGTGTTACTACTACCCCACCATTTTTCCCACCATCATTCCCATTCTTCCCACCAGCATTTTGTCCATTCTTCCCGAACTTCTGTCCATTCTTCCCGAACTTCTGTCCAACGTTCTGTCCATTCTTCCCGAACTTCTGTCCATCATTCTGTCCGTTCTTCCCGAACTTCTGTCCAGCATTCTGTCCAGCATTCTGTCCAGCATTCTGTCCAGCATTCTGTCCAGCATTCTGTCCATCATTCGCTCCATTCTTCCCATCCTTTACGGTACCAGGAGCAGTATAATAAAATAATAAATAGGGTATACCACGCTTATTAACTAGGTGTGGTATACTTTATTTTATGGAAAAAAGATATGAGTGGTATGACGCCCCAAGACTAGAAAATACAAAAACTAGGCTTGAAAAGCGTACAATTGCAAACGATGTTGAAGTTTTAAACCTAGAGTATGGAATCAATCTATATAGAAATGCTATACCTAAAGATCAATGCTTAAGCATAATAAATAGACTTGAAGATGCTTCAGAAAAAAACTCACCCCATCTTTCTTGGAGGGGCGCACAGATTAATGACAAAGAGGATTCTGACCATGTTAGAAATTGCCTAGATATTAAATACAAAAGAGAACATCTTGGAAAATTCTTACCATTTGATCAGGACATGTTTGATATACATAAAGAAGTAGAAGATTATTTGGATAATTGTTTAAGAGATTACGAATCCTTATGGCACTTTCAAATGGCATACAAAGAAGCATTTAACTTCGTAAAGTATCTGCCTGGAAAATATTTTAAACTTCATGGCGACCACGGACCATACTATACGTGTACAGTCTCTGCCGTTATTTATTTAAACGATGACTATACTGGAGGAGAAATAGAGTTTCCAAGACAAGGCCTTAAAATAAAGCCAGAAGCAGGAGACATTGTTGTTTTTCCATCAAACTTTGTTTACGAGCATGCATCTTGTGAAATTTTTGAGGGAACAAAATATTCAGTAGTAATAATGACAGATTACAACGACTTACACCACAAGTAAAAATAGTGATAGAATATATATAGAAAGAAGGTAAAAATGGATAAGGTAATTAATGCAAGTTCTGATGAAACAAAAGACTATGAAACACCAACGTGGTCTTCATTTGAAAATTTGGGAAGTGGAATTTTTGTTTACAGAGATGTTCTTCCAAAAGAACTAGATATAATCAAAAGGCTTGAAGATAATCTTAGCGACGACCATCCTAGATATAAGTGGACGGAAGCATTTGTTGGATATTTTCAGAGCATGCCAGAGTACAGAGACTGTGTTGATTTTAAGTTTAAGAAATCAGACATTGCGTTAGACACAAGTGAGAAATCATTAAATCTTCAAGCGTTATGGCAAGACTGCTACGATAGACAGAAGGCAGCAGTAAACCATTACCAAAAAATGTTCAATCTTGGAGAACTAAGATATTGGGAAGCAATGAATTTTGTCAAGTATAACAAGGGTCAGCATTTCCAATACCATCATGATCACGGATTTTCTTACAACTGTACAGTATCTTTAGTTGCTTATCCTAATGATGACTATACTGGAGGAGAGTTGTCCTTTCAGCATCAAGGATTAATGATAACTCCGAAGGCTGGAGATCTATATATTTTCCCATCAACATATATGTACAGCCACAGAGCAATGCCAGTTCATTCTGGAACAAAATACTCTATTGTCACAATGCTAGACTATAGCGCTAAGTTTCATACACCAGAAATGTATAGAGAAACTGGCGACTAGTTTGAAGATTGACGTTTATAGAAAAAGAGATTTTGATTCAGATTTCTATCCTTTGCCACCAAAAAGAGACTGGATGGACGACACATTTGATAAACACGCATATAGATGCTTTCCAGTAAATATTGCAAATACATTAGGGTGGACATTCTCTTTTCCAAAAGACATATCCTTTATTTGGGACGGAAACTCAACATCAGAAGATGGACACGTAAAGGTTCTTTCTGGAGAAGAGTATGTCTTTACTAACAGGGCAAATGCAACAATAAGTTTTAACAGTGGTTTAACTTTTATGACAGAGGAAAATGTTAGTTTACTTATGATGCCTGTTCCAAATCAGTTTATTGATGGTGTTCAGGGTTTTACAACAATGATAAGTACTTCTGTACTAACAACCCCAATTCCATATGCTTGGAAAATAACAAAGGCTAATGAAGTAATAACTATTCCAGCAAATACGCCTATTGTTTCAATAATTCCAATAAGTTTAACAGATGTCCAAAACACTGAAGTTCACCTTTATGTAGAAAATTTTCCATATGAGCATTTTAAAAAAATCTCTGATTATGCAAATGCTTCTCATGAAATATCTAAAAAACAATCCTGGACAAACTTCTATAGGGATGCAGTAGACCATGAAGGAAATCAACAGGGCAACCATGAACTAAAGAGTTTAAAGTTAAAGATTATAGATCATAGAGATAAAAATTAGTGAATACAGAAAACATTAAGTTTCTAGCAAATAAAACATGGCTATCAAAAGAAAGTAACTCTGCTCCAAAACCAATAATAAGAACAATTCCAGACTGGTTTAGAAAAGCAGACAGGTTTGCTAAAAGACCAGACGGAGAATTCTGGATAGGTCCAGATAAAGGCAAAGTTCCTACATGGAAAGCGTGTCCTGCAATTTTTGACATTATGGGTACTGGATATTCACTAAATCTGCCATGTGATATTGAGTTTTATATGACTGAGTCTGGACTTAAACACAAAGTTTTAAGTAGTAAATATCAAGACTTTATACAGGTAAGAGATGAGATGCCACAGTTTGAGCATCCACGTGGATACTATAAAAATCATTTTGCATTAACTCCAGACTGGCAAATAAAAACTCCTTCAGGATATAGTGTTTTGTACACTCAGCCATTTAATAGATTTGAGTTACCATTTTTACTAACTACAGGAATTGTAGATAACGATAAAGTCCACATGCCTGGATCTTTTCCATTTTTTATTGTTGAGGGATTTGAGGGTATTATTCCAGGAGGAACTCCATATGCACAGTTAATTCCATTTAAAAGAGAAAACTGGACATCTGAAATTATTGAGCAGGATGATGCGTCAGAGTTAATGAGACAGGCAATGGATAATGCAAGTATTTATAGAAAACCAGATGGTGGAATATACAAAAATGAGGTCTGGGAGCAAAGAAAATATGAATAAAAAAAATGGTACAATGTCAACATGGACAATGTAGAATATTCAAATAACTTCGTTACTGACAGAGTATCGATAACACCTTCTGGTTATTTTGGTAAAGATAAATCAAATATTCAATCTAGAGAAAATTTTATTAGTTCAGAAGATTTAAAGTTTTTAGAAAATGCTGCAAAGAATATAAAAATCTGGGATATCACAGAGACCCACTATGACGAAAATGGAACAATGATTTATGATTCATCTTACTGGGCAGACCGTGTTGCTACATCAAGATCTCTAAATCTTAACGATGAAAAAATTAATCCAGTTATTGAAAAACTTCAACAAGCCCTTAAAAAAGAGGTAGATTTATTTTTTAATGTCGATGCTTGGCCAACAAGCCCAGCAATAGTTAGATGGCTTCCAGGGCAGTTTCAACAACCACATGCAGACAAAGAGTTGCATGAAGGAGAAAATGCAGGAAAGCCAAACGACTTCCCATATTATGATATCGCAGGATTGTTTTATTTAAATGATGATTATGAAGGTGGAGAGTTATATTTTCCAAATCAAGAAATACAGTTCAA